CAGTTCCAACCGGCTCATGTAGTTCTGAACTTCGTGCCTGCCCATTTCGCGGCCAACTTCGCGCGATAACGGCGATAGTCGGTCAGGAACGCCGGGCTCTGCGTATGGTTGCGGTGGTGCGCGTCTGCCGCTGGAACCGTTACCGGGATGCCGCGAGAGTGCGCCTGGAGGCAGAGGTCTTCGACGTGGCAGTGGTAGCCGTCGAAGATCTCCTCGTCGAATCGTAGGCCCAGGTCGCGGCGGAAGAAGACCGCCATTCCGTCGAGCGTCGAGACCTCGCCGGGACCGCCTGTGAGTATGCGGCTTGGTGGCCAGCGTGGCCTTGAGTGAACCAAGCCATTCTCGTTCTCATGCGCCCAGCCTCGGCCGGCCCCTTCGCCTTGCCACCACGAGTCTCGACGGCTCTCAAACGAGCATCGATAGAGGCCGGCCAGATCGATGCCCACGATGCCGCAGACGGCGCCGCGCATGGCCTCAGCCACGAACGCATCGAGCGCGCCGGGGCCGAAGACCGCGTCCGCGTGACAGAGGCCGAACACGAGAGACTTGCAGCGGTCGAGCATCTCGTTGCCGATACGCGAGAGCGCGAGCCCGGCATCGTTCGCCCAGCCGATGACCTCGGCTCCGGTCATGTGCGTCAGGTCGAACGCATCGAGCCCGACTTGATCCTTCGCGACGTAGACGAGCGTCAGATTGGCCATTATTCCCCTATCGGCGCATCTCAGCCTCGGCCTGATATCCAGACCGCCCTTATCGACGTGCTCTCGCATTGCTCGATTCAGCTTACGATATTCAGGCCCAACGGGCTTGAACCACTCCCACGCCGGATCGGGTATCCAGGACGGCTTCTCTCCGCTCGGGTAGAACGAACTCTCGGCCATGCCGCGGCAGTCACCCTCTCTGCCGCTCGCGCGACAACACAGCATGAATGGAGTTACTCCCTCGTGAATGTCAATTGTGACCGTGTAGCCGCCGCACTTTGAGCACGTGTAGACGTTTATCCGATTCGGAGGTGCCAACTTCGGCGCGCCGGTTATGCCCCCCAGCCTCGGCCATTTGTCGCCCCATTTCTCGCGCCCGATCCGGCTTGACTCGCGGATGTCGCCCGGCGCGCCGTTCGTCGGATGCGCGCCGCGAAACGTGCTCTTTAGACTCGCGTGATCGACGAAACACAGGTCGGAAACACCCACCTTCAGGCCGGCCTGCTGCACGCGCAGGCAGTAATCGACATCCTCTCCGCCGTAGACCCCGGGACCGCAGAATCGCTCATCGAGCAGACCCACAATATCGAGCGTGCGCCGCGGTATGTAGACGCACACGAAGGCGCAAAGCTGGACCTCGCGGCATAGTTGGGCGGCATCGAATCGCCGTCGCCATTGCTCTGGATAGCCGGTGACGTTCGTCGTTGCGTCGACGGTGCCGTAGCCGTCTGACGGTCGAAGATCCTCGAAATGTGATCCTGACTCTAGTAGCGCATCGTCGTTCAGCAGCACCACGTCATCCGTTCCGGCCGCAGCGATTCCGATGTTGCAGTTGCGGGCGAAGCAGAACGGCGAGACGCCTTCGTAAACTTCGAGATGCTGGTCGCCAGTCGCCGGGATTGCGCGGCACTGAACGCCGGGCGGCGCGGGCTTCCCGTGATCCCAGACGACTATCACGCGGGCAGTCTCACCGGCCGCTCGCAGCGCGCCAACGCACGCCAGCAGGTTGTCGATGTTTTTTGACGGAATTATCACTGAGTAAGCCGTTCGGTTCGTCATCGCGCCTCCATGTGGAATACCGCGATGCTCGGGTCCCAGTGATACGGCTCCGTTTGCTGCCAACAGGAGCGAGGCAGGAAGCGCCTCAGTAACATCGCGCGCATACGCCAACTTGTGAAGTGCTGTTTGTGATGCGGGTTGTCCTGTTCCACCCGCACCGGAACGGATACGATCAGGTGCCGTGCCGGAACCGTGTCGATGAAGTGCTGCGGGTCGTCCAGGTGCTCGAGGACCTCGAAGGCCACGCAGGCGTCGAATGGATACTTGCTCGGAATCGTAGGCAGATACATCGGGCCGGGATGGAATTCCTCGGCTAGAGCCAATGCGAATTCCGACGTATCCACCGCCGTGACGCTGTTTCCCGCCGCCGCCAGCATCTCGGAGCCATAGCCGACGCCGCAGCCGAAGTCGAGCACGCGCATGCCAGTGCAGACGCGGCAGGCCCACGTGTAGCGCTCGATGTGCGCGCGGCGCTCCCAGCAGTCCGGGCAGCGGTCCACGTCGAGCGCGCCGCCGTCGGAGAGCATCCAGGGCGCGGTCTCCAGGATCGGCGGTAAGTTGGAGTCGAGAATCATTTGACTCTCCAAATCCGCCATTTATCGCACTTTGTCCCATGGCCAACTGTGTGTATCACACTAATTCCTTTAATGAGAATTTCGATTCCTGCATTCTTTGCGGCTTTTCTTAGCCCACCGGAGGAATTGTGCTCATACACAAAGGAATCTCCTACCTCCATCCGATCCCACGGCAACTGACTCAGCGTCCCTGACTGACTTTTTTTATCGGGGAGGGGCACATTCTTTTCGACGATGTAACTCATTTCCACTCCATCAGGCATTTCGGATATTTGAGAAAGCTGTGCCCCGGCACGATGCCGTTGTATTGCACGTGCCAGCCCTGGCGCCCCAGCGCTTGATCGAGCCACTTTCGTTCTTCGAATACCTTGCGCTCGCCGTGCGCCTGTGAGCGAATCGGGTAGTGCTTCGACAGAAACTTCACCGGGCAGATGCGTCGGCCGCGAAACTGCACCTGGTGGCCGCCGCTGGCCGCGAGGCTCACGGGCCCGACGTTGCGCCATGCTTTCACCTGGCCGATGCGCTGGTTGAGCGGGTCGTCGCTGTAATAGCGGAAGTACTGCTCGGGGTCTTGTGAGCCGTCGAAGCCATTGTCGACCGGGTGGAACGTGAGCACCTGAAAATCGACGGCGTTGAAGCTTGAGTCTTGGACGTTCTGGAATGCTTGAGCCAAGACATCATCAGGGTAACGGCTGTAGCGCAGTTCGTCGGCATCGCAATGCATAATCCAGTCGGCGTCAGCCCCGGCTGCGATCTTTTCCACCTGGCGCAAGAGTTCGTGCCAGGACACCGGCGGCGCTGGATGGCGGAGGATCTCTGCGCCGGCCGTGTGCGCCACCATCACGGTTTCATCCGTGCTCTCACAGTCGATCACCAGCACGTCGCAGCCCTGCCGCTTGAGGTGGCGCACGGTCCAGCCGATTATGTCCGCCTCCTGAAACGTGCAGACGATGGCCAGGATTTTCATAACCGCATCCTCTCCGCGCAATAGCTGTCGAACTTCGGCGCACGTTTCCAGCCCGGCGCGATCATGTGCTTAGCTAAGTACGCCTCGCTTGTGTTACCGCCGTGAATGCCGCAGATTATTCGCGACTCGGCTCCCGCTATTGCCGATTCGGCCGCGCACAGCGGCCTGTGGTGCAACCACCAATCCTGGTCGGGGTACTTGCAGTCCTCGCGGTATGGGTGCGCTTCCCAGACGCGCCGCCAATAGCATCGGGAAGCATCTACGATATATTGCGGGTGCGGGTGCGCGTAGATCCACGCTTCGCCATGTTGCTCATGTTGACGCTGTTGCTCGTCTACACAGATCGGGCACGAAGCCTCGCGCTCGTCGTAAGAGCATTCATGTGCTACTGTCCGCGTGTCCCAGAACAGGAGCTCACGGTAGCCGACGGCCTCTACGCCGCTCGATTGCAGGAACGCCACCTGCTCTTCAATGCGCCGATGGTGACTCCAATCATCGCTGTCGAAGTGCGCGATGATATCGGCCGACTGCGCCAGCGTGTTCGCGTAATTGCGGAGTGCGCCGAAGGTGAGGCCCGTGCCATTCATCATCGAGTAGACTTCGTTCGGACGGTAATAGCCGCCGAGCTTCGGCTCGCCGGTGTCCAGAATCAGCAGCGATTTGTTGGCGTAGGTCTGCGCTCGGAAGCTCGCGACCGCCCGGCGCACCATCTCGGCTCGCCCGTTGACCAGCATGACGGCGCAGACAAGCGGCTCGCTCATGGCCGCACCCCGGCGCGATGCGACAGAACGGCTGGATTCGGGAACCGCTCTCCGCAGGTCCGGCACTGGTACGTGCGACCGCCGGCAAAGTAGATCGCGCTGTGCAGCATCTTGCACCATCGGCGCTTCAGTCGGCGGATCATTCGTCATTCCGATCTTCGTCTTCGTCATTATCGTTTGGCTCGAATGGATCGTCGCCAGCTTCGTCGCGTTCTTCGCCCGGCGGCAATGCAGCGGATTCCGGCAGAGAGACGAGCTTCAGGACGGCGCGCTCATCGGCGTCAATCGCTTTCAGCGCGGCGGCTTCAGTGCACGGGATGATGCGATAGATTGATCCGGCCCCGACGAGTACACTGCAACCGGGCCGAGCAATGCGGCGCACGGTTGCTCCCGCCCGAGTCCAGACGGTGCTAACGTAGGCCGGTTCGGTCAAGACATACTCTCGCTCGGGGAGTTCCGGCGTGTCTACGCGGAACATGACCGCCTGTCCGTATGCCTCAGTTTTCACGAATCCAATGTGCGTCTGATGGCCCATTACTTCGACGCGCGCCCAGCCGGTAAAAGATGCTTGGTTCTCTTCGCTCATTTGCGCTCCAGTTCTTTCTTGTCGCTCGGGTGGAGCGCTGCGCGAAGCGAATCTATCACCCAGTCTTTCAGCTTCATTCCTTCGCGCGCTGCGCTCGTCTTGATCGCCGCGTGGAGTTTCGGGTCTGCTATTGGCACTGTGAGAAAATACATAACGCTTTGGATTGTACGGCTATAAATTATCAAAGTCAAGAGTGTTTCACGTGGAACTCAGATCGGTGAGATTTGCAGTCCACCTGGTACTATCGGGCCGCCCTGATGCTGCGGTACCACTCGACAGAACGCCATGACTTCAGCTTCCGCACGATCCGGCGATTGCACGCCGCGTTTCCGCGCATCCTCTTTCGGCTCTACCTGGATCTGACCGTGGGAGAGTTCGCGATATTCTACGCCTGATAATTGCGCCTTCGTGTCTTCGTCGATGGCGTCCGATAAGTGACTGATATAATTCTCTTTATAGCAATCGCGCAATCTGAAATACGACTCCGCTTTGGCGTTCAGAAATTGCTCTTTGTCCATCGGGCTCGACCCTGCCTTGAAGCCGAACACCGGGAATCCGCAGTCGGCAATATGCAGCGCCATGCCGTGGCCGACGCCCACCGTGTCCACTACCACGAGCCCAACCGGCAGCCGGAAGCGCTCCGATAGTCCGCGCAGCCAGCGGACGACAGAACCACGCGGATCGGCCTCGCTCCAGGAGTCTCGCGCCAGTATCGTGCCATTTACGCGGGCGCAGGCCGCCGTTTCGTCATCGCCGCCGGCCGCTACGTCCAGGCCCACCTGAATGTAACATCCCTTAGACGCGCGATGTTCGTCCGCATTGGGCTCTCGGTCGGCGCGCTCGATCCAGGCCAGGGAGAATACCGCCCACTGGCCTTGCTGGGGGAACTCGCCGAGCACGCGACTTTGGAACCGCGGATTCTGCGGCCCCCACTTGTGATACATCTCGCGTACCCACCGTCGCCGGGTGAGCCACGGAAACGGCGCATAGTCGAGCTGATCCTCGGGGAGTGCCATCAACGATTCGAGCGTCAGACCGGCCAGGTTCGGCGTGTCGAATGCGGAGATCGTAATGCAGCAATGGCCAGGCGTGCCGCGAAGTTTGGTGAAGCTCTCGTACACCGGGCCCGCGGGCACGGTCGGATTGCAGAGAGTCACGAGGCGCACGTCGCCAGCAGAGCGGATGCCTTCGATAGCGTCCCAGATGTCCGACGATATGCCGATGGCTTCATCCGCGAAGATGGTGACGCGTCGCCCGTGGAAGCCTTGCGCATTGACGCCCTTGCTGCTCGAGAATCCTTGCGCGTAGCACTTCGGCGAAATCTCCCAGCGCGTCGTAGTCGGCTCCGGATAGCGAATCTTGCTGTCGCTGATCGCCGCCGTGATTTCGCCCCACACGGTTTTCACTTGGCGCAAGGTGGGCGCCATGATGAGGACGATGGATTCGTCTTGGCCGGTGAGCTCGTAGGGCACCATGCCGGAGACGGCGAAGGTCTTGCCGCTACCGTGGCAGCCCTTGACGGCGACTGATGGGTGTGTCGTGATGGCGCGGCAGAGTTCCTGCTGCTTAGCCCAGAGTTTGCGGCCGAGGAACTTCTCCTGGAACCTAACCGGATCGGTCATCGGACTGCATGAAGGCGCGGACAGCCTCCATGTCCATCTTGCGATCCTCGCCGTCCTTCGCCACGAAGCGGTGCGCGCTCGTCTCCTGGAACCCGGCGCGGCACTTCAGCCAGAAACAAATCGCCCAGGCTTGCCCCGCGTCGATGGCTACCACGAGGTTGCTGATTGCCTTCGCGCTCACGATATCAGCGGAGGTATCGAGCTCTTCGCGGAAGGCTTTGCGGAAGGTCTTCTCGGACTTCGGGCGATTCGGCAGGCACCGATGAATGCAGTTCGCTGCGATGCCGGCGGCGGCCATGTTGCGCACCATGCAGCGGTCGTTGTCGCTGGGCTCGTATGGCGGCTTAGTTCGCACTGACTACAGTGTATCGCGCCGCTGCCAGCCCTGCAAGTGCTTGATCCCTGGGGCGTAGTCGAGCATCGGCTCGGCAAGACGGATGCCGTAGCGATACGCGCTCGCGCGTCGAAAGCGCTTGACGTGGCAGACGGTGGCGAGAATCACGCGATCAGAGCGCGCCTCCTGGAACACGATCAGTTCGCCCGTCTTGATGCTCTCCAGGCGTCTATCGGGACGCTTACGATCACGCCATTCAGTCCGCTTGCGACCTTCCAGAATTGCGCGAAAGTGGTGGGGATATAGACAGGCAACGTTAATCACATCAATCACTTTAGCGGCTTTTGAGGGGGTCCTATATGGGGAGAATCCCCTATATCGGATTGGAGCGTCCGGGTCGAAATCGCATCGCCCTCTCCCGCCTGGACGGCGGGCGTGTCAGCTAGATCACTACGGACGCGCTTCGGATACGCCTGGCGAATCGTCTCAAGCTTATCACGCATCTCGGCGTCAAGACCGAGCGCGTATCGATGCTTGGGCTCCAGTCGAATGCGCTCACACTGCATTTTGTTGGTTACCGTCACCACCTTACCGCGGCTCATTTTCCAGCCGCTCGCGCTCACCTGTCGGGAGTGATGTATGTTCCCGGCAGTATCACGATACATCGAGTCCGGCGCGCTCTTGCCGATGTACGTCCAGCCGGCACCCTGGTAGATTCCGCCGTGGTGTCCTGTGCTCGGATCGGCATACGTGAGCAGTAATCGCAAGCCCGGCTGGGCACGATGCAGGATTTTACAGGCGATAGAAATAATCCGACTCACCTCAACGCTATGGCTCTTGAGCGCGATTCGTGAAAGCTCTGCCGTTCCGAACGGTCCCGCGCCGAGTCGTTCGCCGATCTTCGCCACGCCGCCAGTGCCACAGCCGAAGATCAAGACGCCCACGAACTGTCCATCCTCCCACACGCCGATCTTTACGAGCTTGCCAACCGGCATTTCAGATCGCGAATACCAATGCTCGCAGGCGTAGCGAGCGGCTTCATGCGAGCACCAATCAAGGCGTAAACTCATGACCGCATTCCGGACATTTGATGGGCTTTTTTTGATCTAACCTGCCCTGCTCGGCTTCGGTACCTGGCTGGAAGTTAGCGCCACGAAGATAACCGTCTACCTGGGTTAGATCGAATCCCGTGATGGTCAGATCGAAGTCGAACGTCTTCAGGTCCGCGAACTCGCTCGCCAGGATGTCGAGATCCCACTCAGCCTCTTGCGCCGTGCGGTTGTCAGCCAGGCGTAGCGCGCGGATCTTTGCCGGCGAGAGATCGGCAGCCACGTGTACTGGGCACTCGGTCAGTCCAATGCTCTTGCCGGCGGCGCGGCGCAGGTGGCCGATGACGATGACGCCCGCGGAATCGACTACGACCGGTTGCCGCCAGCCGAACTCGCGAATGCTGGTGGCCACCTTCTCGACCGCCTTTGGAGACCACTTGCGCGCGTTCTTCGGATAGTCGATTGGACGGTCGATATCCCACATTTCAACGTGGAAGCCCTCGATCTTGCGCTCTTTTGCGGACAATCCGGTAAAATCCTCTCAGCCCGCATCGTAGCACCTTTGACAGATCTAGCGAGCACGCTGTGCTTCATGTGTCCGGTAGAAGCGGGCGATGTACCGCGATAACTCCTCCGGTATCTTGGCGATCATGGCCGAAGCTGCCTTGCGGGAATTGCTGTTGCCGTGGCTCTTGCGCGGATCTTTGCTCCTGTCCCGAATGGCGCTTTTACCGTCCAAGCCTTTCCGGCCTTCAACAAGCCGCGAATCGTCCTTCGTCAACGTCGCCGCTTTCCGCCGCTCATCCAGCGCCTTGTCGAACCATTCCGGCCCGCTGCCCCGCTGCTTGACGCCTTGCGCTACCGCCGCGCTCTGGAACGATCCGCCAGCAATCCCCTTCTCATGCGCGTGGAAGTTGACGCCCGGCACTTTGCGATGCGGCGGGATAATCGGCATCACCGCCGGCACGTCGCCCCACAGATAGAAGCTCCCGAAGTGCCACGCTGCCCGACCAACCCACGGCTGGGCGCCCTTGACGTTTTCCACCACCATCGGCACATGGCGACCGGCCGCGGCGCACGCTTCAGCCTGAATCCGGAAGCACGCGTCGAAGAGATCGTTCGACGGCGGCGGAAGAGCCTTTGCGCGCTTCCAGGGCATCGCCCGGTAAGAATACGCCTGGCAGGGCGGCGAGGCCACAATCATGTCAGCGTGCCGGAATTGCGATCCGTGGAGCGTGAGCACGTCCTGCAGCACCAGTTGCGCCGGATAGCGCGATTCGCCGTACTGATGCCGCTCGATGTCGCACCCGATGCAGTCCCAACCTTCGGCCAGGAATCCGTCAGTCCAGCCGCCGAGACCCGCATACAGGTCAATGCACAGGGGCATGTTTCTCCCGCTCGTGCTCTTCGACTTTGCGCAATGCCTCGGCTACCGTGTTGCCCTCGAATCGCTGCTGGCAGTACTGGCAGTGCATCTGGTAGCGCTCGGTGTCAGCCATTGCGCGCCTGCTGTCGGTCGTAGCCATCGATGGCGGACCCGCGCTCTTTGCGCCCCGCCGTGCCGGTATCGGCGTAACGGAGACCGCGCTTGCACTCGTTGCCCCAGCGTGAGAGGTCCACGCCGCCTGGCCAGAAGTTGAGATCGTACGGAGGTTGGCCGTGAATCGCAATAAATTCGGAGATGATCATGCTTGCGCCTTCGCTTGTGCCTGTTCTGCCGGCGCGGATGCCATTTGCTTTCGCCCGAGACTTCGAAGTTCCAGCGCGTGGAAGTCCCGACCGGTCTGGCAGGTACACCATTCGTCACCCACCTTGCCGAGCCCGTTGCATGCGCTGCAACGTCCATTCGGGTTCTTTGACGGCTCCGGAGGAGACTCTGGAATCGTGATTTCCGTGCCCACAACCTGGTTGATTCGTTTGGCAAACGATGTCAGGAATCCGGCCGGATTCTCCCAGGTATTCGGCACATGCGGACGAAGTCGCTCAATAAATTCAACGCGCGGCACGTCTCGCAGTTCGACCAGTTCCCAGATGCGACGTTCGACATCGGGCGAGATTCGGATGCCGGTTTTCTCTTCATGGATCGCGCGCAGTTCTTCCTCGGGGGATCGCCTGTTTTGTGCTTTTTGTTGTGTTGGTTTTTCATCATCAAACTTCTTAAAAAAAACAACTTTTTCTTCTTTGAGGTTTGATGATGAAACACTACAAGACATTACAGGACATAACATAACAGATCCGCCAACGTCTCCCAACGAAGTGGTGGACGATGGGGGATTACTGGCGGATGATTGGCGGATGATTGGCGGATTCTCTGTATCTGCTTGAATCGAATCGACTTGTTCAAGCCATCCAATTTCAAGCAATCGCGGAATTGCTTCCTCGAACTCGGCGGCCGGCAACCGAGACAGCCTGGCAAGGCTCAAACAGACCCCGCCGGGTCCATCCGGGAGCGTACCGCGCTTTTTCTGCCTGGATGCGATCTCCACGATGGCGTACCAGGACCCGAGATGAGACGCCCCTCGGGGATGATCTACGAGGGTGGTATATCCCAACCCGTCCATCTTGTTCGGTATCGCCACCCAGTCCAACTTCACCAATTTTCGGCTGGCGGCCGTCTCAAAATGCTTGTTCCAATCGCGGACACGAAGTGTCACTGTTCACCTCTCCCAAGGTGAGCCGGGGCCGCGTCGTGGGAGCGACGCGGCGGGTCCGGCCATCCGTTGAAGCTGGTTTGCGGCAGCCTCAAGGAAATCATACCCCGCTTTCGCCGGGGTGTAAAGGCTTTTCGGGCGCCAGATCAAGCACGCCCTGGCTCAATCTTCGAGCAGCGATCTCGCAGTAGCGCCGCCGGCATCCGGCCTCCCGAATGGCTCCCATGATGAGCGTGCGCTCCATCTCTCGGCCCAACTCGACCATGCGCGGCGTCACCTCGGAATGGAGCTCTAGTCGTGGAGGGCGAAAGGCCAAGGCCTCCCGCAGCATCATCTTCTCCCTCCTGTTCGGCTTACTCACGATCCCGTCGCGGTTTACGTCGTATCAGCGATTTATGCCACTTTCGGCGGGACACTGGAGGCGGTGCCGGCGCTTCCGGCAGAGCCCGCCGCGAGCGTGCGTAGTGCTGCGGTACCGGCCCGTAGCCCCCGTGGATCGGCTCCAGGTGCGCCGGCCACTCGCGGTCAATCTCGGGCATCAGATTCGACATACAGTTTCTCCTGTACTGGGATTTCTTCCAATATCGTGATGTAGATCTCAACGCGCGGCTCCGCGCCGTCAAGCATGCGCCGACTGCCGTCCCAGTCGCAAATCTGCCGGTCGTCGCGGATGATGTCGGCCGCCTGGAGCATGTCGCCGACGGCCTCCATCAGGTTTGACAGGTCGGGGCAGTCCAAGCGCATTAGGCCGGACTTCGTTGGCACCAGGTAGAATAGCGCCTCGACGCTGATAGGGTTGATGATCGGAAGCTCCACGCCGGCCGCGCGGAGCCTCTGATTGATGAGCATACACTCTATGACGGCCGCTCTCTCCCACTGCTCGTAGGCGAGAGACGGAAGCACCTTTGGGAACCCGCCGCGTTTTCCGCACACCCGGCACATGGGGCCAATGTTGACGATACGCGGCGAGTTCTTCTTGCTTCGGGGAGCGCCGTGGATTGCGAATCCGGGTACCTCGCGGAGCATCAGTTCACCGTGCTCTTGTTCTCGCGCGGCTTGCGCTTCTGGTGCGTCCCTTCGCCCATTGCGACGGCAGAGGCCAGCGGAGCGAGCGGGGCCGCGGCATCAGGATTGCTGGTTTCCTCGATGTTATCCGTTTCCTCGCTGGTGTCGCGCGCCTGCTCCCGAGAGATCAGCGGCTCTTGTTTGTCCTCCAGGGGCATTTCAGCCTGGTGCTCGTAGTTGACGCGGAGTTGCGCGGTGCTCTTGCCGATGGCCTCGATGTACGCCTCTGCAACGGCCGCCGCGCCGACCGCCGAAGTGACGATCTGGAAGCGCAGCTGATTCTCGAAGCTGTCCTCGCCCACCTTGACGCGCGCGAACTCGAAGTTCGAAATGCCGGTCGAGTCAAGTTGCAACTCGTGCTGCCGGAGTTCCTTGCCATCCGGAGTCAGGATAAAATGGCTCGCTGTTAGATCGCCATCGAGTTTTGCCGAGTCGAAGCCGACCGGCGGTTCGCCCCATTCCAGAGCCTCGCGGACAGGCTCCGAGAAAGCGGCGGTGAAGTTCAACTTGACGTACTTTTGTTTCGACTTATCGTCGTAACGTAAGTCAACAAAGCGGATGTAAGCTCCGCGGAATATCAGTTTCGGCATGTTACTAAGTCTCCTTTTTCACTTACTATCCGACTGCCCATGTCACCACCAGCGCGAGGCAGGCGATAACGGCGATGCACCAGCCCGAGACGGCCGCCGCGTGCTGGCGCCGGATCTCTGTCTCCAGGATCTCGGTGAGCGCCGAGTAAGTCGCCGCGTTGGCGACGATGCTCTCCTCGGCGGTCTCGCGTTTCTGGCGTTCTTCCAGCCAGCGCTGGTGGCATAGCGCGTGCATATCGTCTGGCGATTCGAGTGCTACGCCCATGGCGGCCAGCCAGCGGCGCTCTTCGGGGCTGTTATCCGCCATCGTCCACCTCCGTTCCTGCCGCGATGCGGCCCTTGACCACCTGGCGGTGGAGCGCTTGGAGCACTTCGAGCATGACTACCTGCTCCGGGAGTTCGAGCGCCATGAACTGATCGGACATGGCGGCGATGTTGCTCTTGCGCGGTACGCCCTTGTCGCGGCGTTCCTTCCGCGCGATACCGGTGACAGGGGGAAGCACGTCAACAGTTTTGGGTTCTGCCATAGATTCTCCTTCTGATGCGCTGGAGCTTATCGTCCTCCATCTGCGCCGCATCCTCGATTCCATCCGTATACGCCTTGTCGAGAGCATGATAGATTTTGTGAGCGATGCGACTGTTACCATCTACCGACTTCTGGTCAGGGAACAATTCCCGGTGCAAATCAGCCATCATTTTGAATGCGAAGTATCCCCTCTGTTTGTAGATGTGGGGTTTACGAGTCTTCGATTCGTTCATACGACTCCTCCCCTTATCCCCGCCTCTGCCTCTGCCAGCGTGCATCCGGCCGCTAGGCACATTTCCACCACCTCTCGGTCCTCTTCCGCCTGGCGCGCCATGGCGGCCACCAGCGCGGCGTCCTGTTGGCTTGCTATCGTCATCGCAGCACCAGCGATGTATGAAATTCCACGTCCGCGCCATCCACCGCCACGCCGGACTTGATCGCCTTTTTGATTGCCGAAAGGCTGATATCCTCGCTCACGCGTAGCGATTCGACACCCTCAACAATCCCCTTGTCGTCGGATGCCCGGCCCATCTCTGACAGGTGAAACCACAACCACGCCGGCATCTTGACTGTGACGTTTTTGTAGGCGTCGGCCACATCGCCCGACACTACGACCGCGTCCGAATGCCGGAAGAACAGCGTGTTTTCCGTCGTCTTGAGTTGCGTGATGCCCCGCCCCAGCATCACCGCTACCACATAGTCCCGCAGCCACTTCTCGGCGCGCTCGAACGTCCTCCGGCGGTTGTGGATGCGCTCTTGCTCGGCCTTGAGGGCATCCTGCTCTGTGGCCATGCGCCGGAGAACCCCGGCGATATTGTCCGTCTTCGTGGCGAGCTCGGCCCCGAGCCTCGCCAGGTGGCCGTCGATCTCCGCGAGCTGGGCCTTCAGCGGATCGGAGTCCACCGGCTCCAGCGGCTCGGCCAGCTGAGCCGTGATCATCTCGCGACTCTCGAAATACGCGCCAAAATCATCGGCGAGCGCATACAACGTAGCGTCCTGCTTTGCGATTTCACTGGGCATTTTGGGCATTTTGTTCCTCCATCATCTTCTCGACCGCCTTCCAGAGCGCGGTAAAACACCGCTTGGCGTTGCCGACGGAACGGTAGTTCTCGCCGGCAATGTCGAACTGCTCCAATGTCTGGAGCCAAGCGTCCTCGGACTCGTATTTCAGCCACGCCTTCTTGAGCTCGGCAAACGCGGCGGTGATAGCCGCCTTCTTGCCAAAGTTGACCAGCACGGCCGCCAGCGGATCAGCCGGCGCTGGGGGGGCGGCTGGTTCCGGCGGTGGCTCTGGCGTGGGATGTGGCTCCGTCAGGGGCATTTCTCCGCTGATCTTGGATTCCGCGACGGCTTGCGCGGCCTCGCGGCTTCCGCGCTGGTCACCGATTTCTTCCTCCGTGACCACTCCGTTGATAGCGAAGCTGCGCTTCAGCGCCAACACTTCCGCGACCTTGGAAATCATCGCGGAGGGATATTGTGACCAGACGCCAGATGACTTCCGATACTCCGAGTAGTACGCCTCGCAGATGATCGGATGTGAGCGGTCTTTGCGCCAGACGGTGCACACGGCCTTGATCGGCACATTCTTTTCATCGCGCGTGACGCGAGTTTCCATGCCGTCGAACTGCGGATGGCGATTAGCAATCGCCAGATAGCCGTCCCGGCCAGCCATGATGCCCACGGAGGGCACGAACCAGACTTCCCGCAGGAACGGGTTGAGCGTGGTGGCGCGGCAAACCTCTAGGAAAATCTTTAGTTGATCGTCCGTTGCCCCTTTGCACACAGTTTGTTTTATCGTCTCGATTGTCTCTCGAGCGTATAAGTTATCCATGGCGGCAAGTTCAGTGGTGAGTTCGCTGGTCACAATATCCTCCCGTCTTCGTCTTCGGCGCAGTGGCAGATAAGCATGCGGCCGCCGGCCGGAACCGCAAAATTGAGGGACGGTCTTCCGTGCCACATCGACCCGCCGGAGACGTAGATCCTGAAGCGGTCAATGATCGGCCGCAGCGGCGCCTCATTCAGTTTCGCCATCGTGACTCCGCGGAGCGTCACTCCATCGGGACTTTGATCGTGCATGACGGTCTTACCGTCCACATCATAGGCCTCTATGAGTATCATCGTTATTCCCTCGGCGGGCAGCGCATGGCGCCCGTCTCGTTCTGTTCGGCATCCTCACGCGCGGATTCCTCGCGCTCGTCGGCATCCTCACGCGCCTGCTGTTCGTCCGGGGGAAACGCCGCCGAAATCCTCCGCGCAAACTCGCGAAGATCGGCGTCTGTGCCGTGGATCGTGACCCAGTCGAGGGCGTAGGGCGTCCCGCTCGGCAGATTGGTGTCTATCCGAATCGAAATTAGCCCGGCCGGCTTGTAGTAATGAATCACGAAACTGCTTCCATCACTGCTGCTGATGTTTAGACTTATCTGTGCCATTTTTTCCTCTCGGCCCCCTGCCGCCATCGAGCGCTACATCCACCAGCCAGGTCATCGTGTACGCGCTGGTACGAGCTCCGCTGGATCGCCTCCACCTTATTCTCCGGAGCGGCCACCCACGCCCAGAACTGCGTATACCACTTCGGCGTTGGTGCGAGGTAGTCGAGCATCCCGCGCAGCGTGAGTGCCTGCTCCTCGCTGATCGGGTCCGCAGTGTTCGCATTGGTGATCGAGTGGCCGCCGCGTAAGGCCCGTAGGTGATACGCCAGAAATTGCTGCACGGCCTGATAGGTGATGCCGTAGTGATCGCCGATGTATCTCAGGGTCCGCCCAGCGGCTCGCATCTTGACCATCTCTTCGTATTTCGCGTGGCTGGCCGGCGAGCCGTGCCTCACCGGATGATCGCCAGCCGAGCATGTGTGACCGATCTTGGCGGCGTGCTGGACGCAGTAACTTCCGCAGGGGCAACGCCTGACTTGTGCCATTGTCTTCCTCTTTTTTTTTCGATTACGCGGTCAGAGTCTCGGCGTTCGCCGCCGTCTCGGCCTCGCACTGGTGGATGTAGCGCTCGATGGCGGCAGGCAAGCGCAGAGCGCAAGCGCGGGTCTCGGGGCCGCTGAGGTACCCGAGAGCCTGCGTTCCTCCGTTATCCCATAGGCAGGTCGGCTCATCCGACCGGCTGTGCCTGTTGTTGCCATCCCAGTAACTGTCATCGAGGTCGATCTCGCACAGCAGCTTGCCGGCCGCGATGGCGCCCGTGCCCTTGATGGTGACCATCCAACTCCGATTGCTCCACTGGCTGGCACCAGTGCAGATGCGGTCGATCTCGCAGACTTCGCCCGCCTCATCCGACAGGACAACGCCTACTGGGATGGGGGCGAGGATTTCAGCGATCCGGGACCGGAGCGCTTTGAGGGAATCTTTTCTGGCCGCGATTGCGGCCGTGAGCATTTCTGTAATCTGGGACATATCGAGTCTCCTTTTCAGCGCCGTATCGAGGCGCTCTGTACATTCTTAGAGTACGATGTTTCCGCGCACGAAACTATAGGGAAAATCCCCTATTTTCAATGATTTCTGTGGAAATCTGATAGGGAAAATCCCCTATTCCAGCCCCAGGGCTTGATTGCGGCGCCACAGGGAAAACTCTTTTGAATCAATAGATTGCACTGCGGCGCCAGGACGCGGCGAGAGGAAGGCCAACAAAAACGGCCGCCCCAGATATGAGTCTGAGGCGGCCACGGAGGAGGAGGAAAACGCTTTACGCTGCCGGAGTGGTTTTTTTGTAGTAATTGTTGATCGCGTCGGCGGCGCCGTTGGCGATGTCCGTCACGAGGTCCAGCGGGATCGTGATCTTGGGGAAGATCTGCTGGATGCCCTGGATGATGGGCTGCACGGTGGCAACCAATTCAGCGCCTGTGAGTGGCGCAGAGCCTGCAACAAGGTGCTGAATTGTGCCGATTACGGAAACTGCGCCGGTGGCCAGTTCAAGGTACGCGAAGATATTCGAAAAGTTCATTTCGTCTGTTCTCCTTATGCGGCGGCCGTGGCGGCCGGCCCGGTCGTGGTGGTTGTGAGCGCCTTTTGCAGTAGCGCCAGCATGGTCGCCAGCGTGTCCGCAATGGCGGTGTTGGCCGTGTTCTCGCTCTGTGCCAGGCCGTCCACCATCGTCTGGAGGATGCCGAGCTGCGCCGTGACATTGTTGAGCGTGCCGAGGGCGATACCGGCGGAAACGGCGCCGCCCGCGACCGCGCCCGTGGTATCCGTGATGCGATTCGCGGGAACTGAGCCTGCCAGCAGATTCGCACCGGCTCCGATGGCAACGGGGTTGGCCACGTCGTAAGCTCGGTTGTACTCCCAGGCTTGGCCGTAGACCGCGCGATCCGTGGCGCCCTGGAGGAATTGGTGATTCAGCTTCGCCGTCAGGCCGGAGAGTTCGTCGAAAGACTGGATCAGCCGAGCCGACAGCTGCGCGCGCTCCGATGTCAGGAAGGTGTGGGCGGCCTCAAAGATGTGCTTGTTGTTGAGGGAGTTTACTTGCGTGCGGTCCTCGGCGAATTCAGGACTGCCGATTTCCGCCGAGGACCGCGAAGTTGCGGCCGGTACACTAGCCGTGGTGACGTTCTCCGGCAGCGTGCCGGGGATGTGATTGCCATTTGTGTCGAGTGCCATTTTACTTCTGTTTCTCCTTTTTGAGTTTGAGTTCCGCGGCCTCTGAGAGCCAGTCGCCGATGGTCTGCTCCGCGCGCTCGGCGGCCCCCTTGATGCGAATGAGGATGTCGGGGTGCAAGATGACCGTTACGCGCGCTGGCTTCACGTTGCCGAACTTTGTGGGGCGTGCCATACGCTCACACGTTACCATATAGTGCGCCGAAATGGAATCACTCGTACCGGAATTGAATGGTGTACGTGATCT